CATATATGAAGCTTAACTATAATGATGAAGCTCCATTAATTCAATGCCATATCATAGACATGGTAAATGGTACTACTGTAGGAGCTCTTGATGGAGTCTTCTCTACTCCTGGAGATCCAGTTGAAAGAGTCACAGAACAGCAGCTGACTTATGGAGGTCGTACCTTCAGATTATTTCAAAGAGCTGGTCGTAGTAGCCGCGGGGATTATCAAGCGATTGAGGAGATATAATGGCTTACACAGCTACAACTGTCACAGACCTTAATGATTTATTAGATGAACTGTATACTTTTGCTACAGGAGATGGGTGGACTGGGGAGTTTAATAGACTTGCAACATCACCAGACATCAGACATATAGGTATCTATAAAGACAATTGCTATGCAGCATTTGGATCATTAGCATCAGAGTTAGCAGTAGATGAAGATGGAGAAACAGACAGCACAATCAGTTTTGGCTTATCAACATCTCTTAACTCAGGAGCTCCTGTGGAAACTAATGAAGTTTATTGGGGCCATACAGGTGGACTAATAACAACAGACTCAGACCCTGATAGGATTAAGATAAATGACCTTGGAGAACTTTCATCAAGTAACGTATGGTTTTTCTCAGAAGATAGTGGAGCACCATATATTCATGTAGTTGTACAGTCAAGTGCTATCAGATACACTCATTTTAGTATAGGTATAATAGATGATTTAGGTATGACAGTTCCTAACTGTGCTTTTGCAGCTTCAGCTCATTATGACTGGTGGGCAGATTCTACAGCTTGTAATAATATAGCTAGTGGAGTTCACGAGATTAGTTATCTTGGTCTAAACCAGGGCAATGGTCATGTACGAATACCAGACTTAGTTGTTCCCTCAGGTTTTCCAGGCTATGGTTCAGATCTTGTTAGTCTTACTGATAATACTATAACTCAAGTTATGGAACTAGGTCAGGATGCTTCAGATCACTGGGCTTTTTCTGATGGAAATATCCTTGATTTCTACATGGCTGTAGATAATCAAATAACCACAGGAGGAACGTCTCTCTTTGGTATTCCATGGATGTTTCAGGAAGGATCTAATCCAAACTATCATGTTTTTCTTGGTATGCTTCCAGGTATAAGAATAGTAGATATATCAAGTCATACTCCAGCCGATACTCTTGAGTATGTGGATGAGGATTGGATGGTATTTCCGTGGAAAGCGAAAGGTCTAAGAAGTCAAGCCGAAGGTGGAGGAGATGAAATTCAGATTTCAAATACTCAAAAGTATGGGTTTGCTTACAAGAAGAATGTATAGGAGATGACGTGGAAATTGCTGTGCTTCATTTTGGTCAGATGTCTCGAGAAGATATAATAGACCAGCAAGAGCAAGTTAAAAGTCTTATAATTGAAGACATGGCTAGAACAATAAATTTGTTAGCTGAGTCAACTTTCCGTGACATAGAAGACTTTGGGCCAACAGACCCTCTTCACAGAGTTTGGATATTAGAAAGTTTAGGGGATGATCCTCAAACACTTGGACCATATCCTATTATCTTTATGTCTAAAGGAAAAGCACCTAGTTCTTTAGAATGGTTAGGAGGAGAGCGCGTGTCATTACCAGATTTTGACTTTGATATAGCTCAAGGAGCAGTAGCAAAGCACTCAGTCATTCATAAATTTGGGAGTCGAGTTGTTGGTTCTACTTCTGAGGTTCCAGCAGATGTTTGGGACGGGCCTCGTGAAGAGTATCCGTGGCCAACTAGTGGTGTCCCAATGTTTATATCCAGTGACAATGTTGCTGACACAGGGATCCCGATTCGGATCCAAGGTTTAGATAGTAATCTTGATGTCCAAATCTTTAGCGTTAGCCTGGACGGTCAGACTAAAGTTCCATTAGAGAGTATAGGTGGTGAGACTTGGAGAAGGATTCATAGGGCTTTTGTAAATGGAGGAACTGAGGTTCAAGGAACAATTTATCTCTATGCAGACGGTGGTATTACAGCTGGAGTTCCAGACAACTTGAACAAAGTAGGTGCTGTTATTAACCCTGAGCACCAACAAACTCAGATGACCATGTTTACTATTCCTAACGAGTATACTGGTTATCTGAGAAATTGGGCAGCTTCTGTTAACCGAGCGACAACTGTTGGAGTAAAAGAGGCTGATTTACTGCTTCAGGTTCGTGAGCCTGGTAAAGTGTTTCGTACTCAAGAGTTCTTTACGCCTAATAATCAAGGTACTGGTATAGCACAAATTGAGTACAAGCCTCCAAGAAAGTTGATAGCAGGTACAGATATAAGAGTTCGCGTGTCTGCTACTTCAACTAATAATACTGAAGTATCTAGTTTTTATGATCTAATTCTTGTACAGGACTAAGTTATGCCTGACACACCTATTGTTGTTCCTAATGCAACTGCAGATGTAGGCGGAAAATCTGGGTGGTTTACTACTGCTGGTTTAATGCTTATAAATTGGGATGAGATAAACAATGGAATTCTTACTCCTCAAGATACTGAATACTGTATGACTTTAGCAAATGATGCGTGGTGGGATTGCTGGTTTGATTGGACTGGCTTACCAGTGTTTACTTCTCTTGTTAGAAGACTGATGGTAGGTTTTAGATATGCTGGCTTTCAGATCTCTCAGTACCCTGATGTAAATCTTTATGTTTACACAGACTACCCAACTCCACTAGCTAGGCTTATAGACACTGTGCTACTTGATTTTGATTCTGGAGGAGTTATACAGAATAAAACTTATATTCTTACTGGTCTTGATATAACCAGGGATGAGTTATTAGACCTTAGATTTAGATATGAATCAGTAGCTAGCGGCGGTGGAGGCGGCGGAGGTAAATTACCATCACCTTATGAAGAACCTAATAACTAATGGCTGTACTAGTTGCAAAAATTGTAGAATCTGAGTTATGGGGATCTTGGTCGATCCAAAAGAATCTCAGACTTTCATACAGGGTTGGCACAACTCATAATGACGATGTTACCAGAGACCCATTTATCGTACCTGCTTCAGGTGACAGAAGACTCAACGCTTCAGACAGAGGTTCGTGTGAACCTTTTCCAGAGGAATGGATACCTTCTGTTAATGGGACCTGGGCTAATCCCTCAATAAACAGCTTACCAGCAGCAGCTTGTGGCCATACTTACTATACTTACGGTGACATTTATTTTCGTATCTGGACAATACCAACATTACTTCAAGTAGCTAATGCTGAGTTATTAGTTGATTACCCATTCATAGTATGGAATGCTTACAACTCAAGCAATACTCTTAACTCAATAGGAGGGTCAGGTCAAACCGGTCTTACTCTTGATTTGTCAGCCCCAGATACTTTTAATCCTGTGGAAGAATTAGAAGTTAATCTTCAGATAGGTACATTAGCCCCCAATATTATCAGTGCTACTTATCTCTTTAATTTTACTGATGGTATTGGTACATTTATATTCGAAACTATAGTTCTTGATTGGATAAAGACAATCCCTGAAATTCCTGTCATTGAAACTTGGGAAACTAAGACTGATATAATGACAGCTTTTAATTCCACAGAACAAAGAGTTAGTGCTCGTCGTCAACCAAGAAGGAAGCAAGAGTATAACTTATTATTAGATGATGATATTGAGAGACAGAGAGAATATGATCGTTGGTATATGCAGTTGTCGGAAGATATTGTTCTACCATTCTATCAATATTCAACTAGAATTACTCAGGACAGTGCTATAAGCACGAGTAAAATATTCTTTGACCCTGATAAGACAGATGTAAGATCAGCAGAGTATGTTATTATCTTTAGACCTTCAACTGATGATTCTTTTGTTCTTCAACTCGGAACTGTGGTGTCCGACGGGTCTAGTACAGACTCACCATTGTCTCAGAATATTCTAACTGGTGATTTAGTCTGTCCTGCTGCAACATCAAGACTTGAGAATTTGACAGGACCAGAGATGACTTCAGTCTCAGGTAACATAAGTATCTCAGCCTGGGCAACTGAGTTTAGAACAGCTTTCAATAAGACAAGATATGTAGACCCAGTGTCAATAGAGACTTATGATAGCTTAAATATTTTAGATAAATGTCCTCTTGCTAGAAGCTCAGCTCAAGAAAGTTTTGACATAGACCCGACTATATTTGACTTTGAGACTGGTCTACATGAGCAAAGGTCTTCTTGGGACCATGCGTTTGTAACAGGAAGTCGTATGTTTCTAATCCAGAGAAAGAGATTTCCTGAAGACATGGATTGGTGGAGGGATTTTATTGTAGAAGCTAATGGTCAAAGAGATTCATTCTTACTTCCATCATGGAGAGAGGACTTGATTCTTGACTCAAACCCAAGCCAAGGTGCTACTTTAATATATGTTGAAGGTACTTCTTATGGTTTAAATTATTGGCCTCATGATACGTATAAGAGATTGAAGTTTACTATTAACAAAGATAGTACAGATGAAGAAATTATCTATCGTAAGATTGATGCTATAGAAAGCATAGCTGGTGGAACTACTAAACTTACACTCGATACTGCTTTACCTGGTACAAGTCAGTGGGGTAATGGTTTTATAATTGAGTTTTTAAATAAATGTAGGTTTGGCTCAGATATTTTTAAGTTGACACACTATGCACTTTATAGTATAATAGAGGTAACCATAAGGACCACAGACCAATGACACAATACGAAGACACAGAAGCTAGTGCTCATGATGGAGCTCCTGTTGAAGGATATAAATTCACAGGAACTCTTGCCAACTATTATTATACGAGTGCAGAACAAGATGTTTCCATAGGTGGACAAACTTACACAGCTATTGCTATTGAGAGAGCAGCTATTAGAGCTGGCACTCAAGAAGATGACAATCTTGATCTTCAGTTAACTCTTCCTGTGGATATAGCTTTGGTTCAAGACTATGGTTTACAGATAACAGCACCTGACCTTGATGTTGAAGTATTCAGATTTCATCAAGGAGATAACCCGGCTACAGATTATGTAGTCATTTGGAAAGGGCCTGTTACTTCATTCTCAATATCTGGTAAAGAAGCTAAAATTAGAGTACCAAGTATTTTTACCACTATGCTTCAAGGCCAAATCCCAAATATCTATTATCAGAACCCTTGTAATAATATACTCTATGATGATAGATGTCAAGTTAATCCTGCATCTTGGACTACTGCCACAACTGTGGTTTCAATTACAGATTCGCTCACTGTGATTGTAGGAGCTGATGGATTTGATGATAGTGTATTAGTAGCAGGAGAGATTATAAATACTACTAAAAGTGAAAGACGACTAGTTATAGATAATGTCTCTAATGTAATTACTTTTAATTATGCTTTTTCTAATATAGAGACTGGGGACTCCATAACTTTGAGAGCAGGGTGTGATCACTCTTTTGCAATATGTAAATCTAAGTTTTCAAACCAGGTTAATTATGGTGGATTTCCATATGTACCAAGTGACAATCCATTTATGGGAGAGTTATGATTTGGTTCACTCTCGTACTGTTTGCTGTTAGTTTTCTTCTTACAGCTTTGCTAGCTCCTAAGCCAGAAGTTGAAGATATGAGGCCTGATAAATTAGGGAATATCAAATTTCCTCAAGCAACAGAAGGAGCTCCGGTACCTATGGTTTTTGGTCGTGTTAGGCTGCAAGGCCCAAATACTATATGGTATGGTAATTTTTATTCTTTAATAACAATAGAAGAAGCTGGCGGGATAATGAGCTCTAACCCGTACCTTACAGGATATCTGTATTACTTGTCATTTGATCTTGCTCTGTGTCTTGGACCAGGAGCAAAAGTTCGTAGAGTTTGGATTGATAAGAAACTATGGAAGAGTGATGTTGCTAAAGGCTCTGGTTCTGGTGAGACTGGTTTAGTGACTCATCCTAACTTATTTGGAGGCGAGAAGAAAGGTGGAGGGTTTACTTCAAACTACACAGTATATAGTGGAGAATTTAATCAATCACAAAATTCATGGCTTGTAGCAAATACTCCAGGAGGAGCAGATACACCATCCTATAATGGTATCTGTCATATAATATTTAGAGATGCTTACATAGGAACATCAGCTTCACTTAAAGCTATGAGTTTTGAAGTTGAACGATACCCTGATAACCTTGGTCTTGTTGCTTTAGGTCATTTATATATAGATGACGATATAAACCCGATGGAAATTTTGTATACTGCTATAACTGAAGAATGGGGAGGACTTGGTCAAGATTCTGCTAAGATAGATACTGATTCTTTTAAAGACTGTGCTGAAACTCTATTTGATGAGGGAAATGGCATGAGTCTTTCAATACAGTCAGCAAACCAAGCTAAATCAGTAATTACAGAGGTTCTTCGTCAGATTGATGGTATATTATACCAAGACCCGTCCACAGGAATGATAATGGCTAGGCTAATCAGAGCTGATTACTCTGTGCCTGGCTTACTTGTTTTTGATGAGTCTAATGTGATTAAGGTGACCAATTTTAGCAGGTCTTCGTGGACTGAGTCTTATAATCAAGTCAGGGTCAAATTTACTCATAGAGCTAAGAAATATGAAGAAGCTATTGCTATGGCTCAAGATATGGCTAATATTAATCTACAGGGCGGGAGAATCAAATCTTTAACTTTATCTTTCCCTGGTATCACTGAACCTAGTACTGCTTTAAAAGTAGCTACTAGGGAGCTATCTCAATTAAGTGTTCCTCTATTTAAGATAACTATGGAAGCTCATAGAACAGCAGCTCAATTAAAACCAGGAGAAGCTTTCAGATTTTCATGGGATGATCTCAATGTACCAGCTACTACTATGAGAGTTCAGCGTTTTGATATGGGTGAGTTAGTCAATGGTAGAGTGGTACTTGATGCTGTGCAAGATACTTTTGGAGTAACAGATCCTCTATTCGCAGAACCAGCTAGCATTGAAGAAGACCCATGGGTTTATGAAGCTGTAGACGTAGATCCTTATACAATCTTTGAGAGTCCATATTGGATTGTAGAACAGGTTTTAGGACTAGAAAAACCCGTTAATAGTACATGGCTGTGGCTATTAGCCAGAAGACCGGCACTTCAGATGGAAGACTTTGACTTTGTAACATCGGATGACAACTTTGCTACACAAAAAATTGTGGCTTTATCTTCTGTAAGATTTACTCCATCAGCAACTCTTGATGGAGCTGTTCGCAAGATGGCTGGTTTAACTACTGATTCTATTATTAGTAAGATTGTGGTTGATGACATACTTCCAAACATAGATAATCATCCTCTTGATGGCTCAGACTTACCAGCACCAGAGGATCCTTATATAAATACAGGTAACAATCTCATAATGATTAACAACGAGATAATGGCTTATGAGAGTTATACTGATAATGCTGATGGTTCTTATGATCTTGAGAATGTTCATAGAGCTTTATTAGATACTACTTATGAAGCTCATGGTGATGGTGATACTGTATTCTTTATAGACAGCATTACCTGGATGAGTCAGAATGCTAGAAATGAGTCTGATACTATTCATTATAGACTAATTGGCTATGCTAATTCTGATGCTCAAGAGTTTGATGATGTGGATAACCATAGCATAGTAACTGATAAGAGGTACTCTAGGCCCTTGCCGCCTGATGAAACACTTTTAGGAGCTACGGCTACAAGAGCTCCTATCGAAATTCTTGGTGTAAGTCTTGATGTTGAATGGTCTGAAAGGAATAGGACAACTCCTGACGAAATTGTACTTGTAGCTGATAGTGGAACTACTCCTGAAGGTTCAACAACCTATAATGCAAGACTCTACGTCAATGACATTGAGGTAACGGAGAATACTGGTATAGCTTCAAGTACTGGGACACAGTCAACAACTTTAACTGATTTATATGGTTCAGGAGTAGGTAGAGTTGAAGTTGAATCATACATGAGTTCTATGCTCAGTCATACTCCCGATATTGTTGAGTTCTTCTTTGCAGCTTATCATAATATGGGAACTGATATGGTAGGTGATGGTGATTTTGAAAGTACTTTTCCAGGTAGTTGGACAGAACAAACTGGTTCATGGAGTGACGAAGTAACAGCATACCCACTAGAGGCTTGTTATCTTGTAGGTGGTGTGGCAGATGATGAGCATGCTGTGTCTGATGGGACAACTAATGAACTTCGACAAGACATTACGATAGGAGCTGAGAGTGGTAATGCTGCAGTCTTAAGAGCTTATAAAGGCGGTAAAGTTGATGGAGTAACCAGTCAATTAGTTGTAGAGATAAGAGATGTATCTTCTGCTCTTGATATCATATCAACTCCTGTTGAAGCTGTAGCAACTTTAGGAACTTGGGAACTGATCGACATTCCTATACCTCTTCGTACAGATGCTACAATTGTTCGTATTAAACTTATAGCTGCAGCTGCTGGTGCTGTGTTTGATAATGTTCAGTTACTACCTAACACTGTAACACGTTCAGGAGCTACAGTACAGTATGATAACGTGTCCTCAATTACGCCTACAGGCATTTGGGCATTGCGACTTGCAGAATCTACGTACTCAGATGCTCTGGTTCGCATACGTGACACAGACGATGACTCAGAAGCTGATGTTGGCTTCGATCCTGATGGTAACCTTGAACCTTATTAGGTTAAAGGTGAAGCAAGGATAGTTAAATGGTATGATCAGTCTGGTAATGGTATTGATCTTGAGTCTGCAAGTGAGGCTGAGCAACCGTTATTAGTCCACACTGCTACTGAGACAGGTAGACCAGCAATATGGTTTGATACTACTGCAGCTATGCTCTATGATCCCACATCAGGAACCAGTCGTGCTTATATGGTTACAAGGCCTGGCATGTTTGTTGCATTAGATGCTCAAAGAAATGCAGCCAACTGTGGTATTGTGTGTGTGCCTCATGCACTAACTCATACATCTCCATACACAGATTATGGTTTAGGTGCTCATAGTGGGACTGATTGGAGATACTTTATCAATACTTCAACGTGGTCTGATGCTGGTAATGGTTCATCAAAAGCTGGGCCTAATATAATCTTGTTAGATTATCAGGCAGCTGAATTTTATCACAATAATCATACTACAGCAGCTGATACTTGGACTCCTGCTGATATTACTTATGACCACGATACTCGCTTAGTCTTAGGAGAAGAGGCTGAAGGTTCTTTACCTTGGACTGGGTACATGCATGAGATCTGTATGTACTCAGGTACTATTTCTGCTGGTGATCGACAAACAGTTATGCAAGAAGTTGCTGATTATTACTTTAACTTAACGGTGTCATAATGGTACTTCAGCCACAGGATATGGAGTTTAGATTGAGTGGCGGTGTTACAAACATCAATCCTCATGGTAGCTTAGGAGGTATCATATCAGACACTTGTATAACTGATGCTATTATACAGAACCTCTTTGATGATATAACTGCTGCTGAATTGTCAGGAGGAGATACAGAGTATAGATGTCTTTATGTCATTAACACTAATCCTGACTATACTATAAATGCTCACAGAATGTGGATTGAGACTGTTACGCCGTTAGGCTACACTTCTTTTGCTTTTGCGTTAGACTTAGCAGGTAGAGGTGATGGTGTGTCCACAGGAGTAGCTGATACAATAACTGACGAATCAACTGCTCCATCACCTGCAGTTACATTTGCTTCACCAACAGACTACGACACTGGTACATTGATGGGTGCTCTTGGACCAGATGCTCCGAGTGGTGCTGTTACTCGTGGAGTATGGATCAGAAGAACAGTAACTTCTGGTAGTGCTGCTCCATTTGACAGTGTAATGTTTAGAATAGAAGGAACTTAAGGAGGAATCATGAGAGGATTATTTAAAGTATTAGGCAAAGGTGTAATTGGAGTAGTTAAACTTGCTTTGCCTGCTGCTATCACAAGTGTTATGCCAGAAGCAGTTATAAACACAGCTGTAGCAGGAGTAGCTAAGCACACACCTGTGGTTAAGAATGGAGCTATACCATATCTTAATCTGATAATAAGCATTGGTATAGCCTACGTGAGAAATCTTACTTCAGGTGGTGATTACATAACATCAATAGCACCTGCTATTACAGAAGGTGCAACTCTTATGGGAATGAGTACAGCATTACATCAGTCAGTTAAATTGGGTGCTGGTAAATTTCTTCATATTAAAGGTAAAACTTTATAGGTGAACCATGAGCAAAAGTCTTGAAGAATTGAAAGTCCTCACCGAGAAAGTGAAGCTGATCGACTTCGCCGTCAACTCTGGTAACTCGAATGTGATGCCGTATGACTTCGGTAACGGTATGTGTGTGGGGGTTGGGTTATTAAAGAGTGATCTGGTCGCCGTTCAGCAGATATTTCTTGCGAAGGGCACGACGTTTCCCGAACACTCACACAAGTCCCACGAATTGGGTATCGTATATAAAGGTGAAGTTGAGGTATTCTGCAATTCCGAAAAGGTGACATATGGCCCTGGCGACTTCATGTATTTCCCTCCCGGCATACTGCATACGGGGGTGGCGTTGTCAGATTCGGAAATGATATTCATAACAGTTCCACCCGACGAGGCGTACCCCGATGGCAGATAGCAGCAACGGAGTTTTTAGAGCGTGGGTGGATGGTGTTCAGAATAATATAGATGCTTTATCTGATCGGTTTGAAAAACAGGAAGATAAAATACAACAGCTAATTGTAGACGTTGCTCTAATAAAACAGCTTCATGAAACTGAGAAGGACAAAAGGGAAGATGAAAATGCTGCGTCAGTACGTAAAGCAGGATTTATTGCAGTATTACTTACAGCAGTAATTAACGGAGCGTTTCTGATTGTAAATTCACTAGTAGAAAAGTAAACAGAACTATGCACAGTAAGTTGGAGTAAATGAATAAACAGATAGCCACTAAGGTTGCATGGTCTTTCTTAGGCAAACCATATCTGTGGGGTGGTGATGATCCTATAGACGGATTTGATTGTTCTGGGTTCTGTATAGAGATACTTAAAAGTGTTGGAGTATTGCCTCGAGGTGGGGATTGGACTGCTGCTGGTCTTTACCGCAGATTTACTAATAGAAATATTCCACAGGAAGGATGCCTAGTTTTCTGGCATAAGAATAACCATGTTATCCATGTAGAGTATTGCCTCGATGATCGAGTTTCTATTGGTGCCTCAGGAGGAGGTTCTAATACAACGGACGAAGCCGATGCTATTAGGCAGAATGCCTATATTAAAGTAAGGCCGTTTCACACACGAACGGGTCTCTACGGCTTCGTAGATCCGTTCAAGTACTAAAGGAGATCTAATGGCTGAGTACAACAAAAAAGAAGTCCTCGACGTAGGGGATGCTATCTATAATCTTGTAAAAGGATTTGGAGATGGTATGGGTGCTGAAGAAATCGGTAACCTGACAAATGTACTCATAGAGGCTGGTCAAGCTTCGAACGAGTTGAAGACTAATACTGCGGCATCAGGCTGTCATATCGGTGGCAGGCTGATGGACAAGTTCGGAGATGATCTTGTAAAACCTGAAGTAGATCCTGCGTAAGTAGTTCAGTCTTTATTTAACAGACGAGCAGCTTGTTTTTGAGCTGCTCGTTTCTTAGTTATCAGCTGATACAATAGTCCTGCTGCTATTCCTAGTGCAATTGATATAGAGTATAGAATAAGGTATTTCATATTGTTAAAGATGGGCTGCCTCCATATTGAAGACAGCCCATTTAATTAAGGTGATTGGATGAGGACTATCTATTCGTCGTCGTCCTCTTCTTCTTCCTCTTCTTTTGCCTTGGCTTTAGTAGCCTTGGCTTTCGAGGACTTGATGAGATTGTAGACTTCCATCATGTCTTCTTTATTATCCCACCCGTAGCGACCACCTTCACCAGCTTTTTCTACACTGAGTTTCCGAAGTTGAACACGAACAGACGCAGGCTCGACTCCGAGTTTGTCAGCGAGGTGATTGATATTGTACTTCGAAGATTCTCTTTTCTTGGCTTTCTTCTCAGTTTTCTCTTCGGTGGATTTAGTTTTTGTGGATCCCTTCTTTGCCATTACGGTCTCCTTTGATTTAAACCATGACAAGAATGCATTTGATACGTTACATTTAGATAATATCTTATGGTAGATATCCTTGTCAATAGAAAATTGTGCTATAAGTAGAAAAATTTTCACTTTATTTTTCTGGCCAGGCCGATGCATTCTTGAGATAGCTTGGTCAAAATCTATCCAACTGAAAGTTGTTGAGTATATTATTCCTGTCTTTGCCTGTGGTAAGTTAATACCTACTCCGCCTGATCGTATTTGACTCACTAGTATGTCTATCTTACCATCCTGAAAGTCTTTAATCGTTTTACCTCGTGTTCTCCGGTTTTTTCCAGTGATTGTCGCAACGCGAAATTTTCCCGAAGACGCCGTAGAAACGATCCTAGACACCTCATTTAAATACTTAGCGTATATTATAACAGGAAAATCAACTTTTTTCAATAGGTTTTTCACTACACGTAATTTAGCACTGCCGAACTCATGCAGTTCTCCTTCATCATCCTCTACGAACCCCCCACATACTTGTTGTAATCTAACGTCCTTAACCATCCTTAACTTGGCAGTGACTTTAGCTCCATCAATTATAGCAACATTCTTCTTGTCTATGTCTCTGTATAGTTTACGTTGTCTACCGAACATAGGAACTACCACTCGTCTATAATCTATGTCTTCTAGATTAAGGACTTTCTTAGTAACTCTCAATGAATACGGAGCTATCATCTTTTTAATCTTCTCTAAGGATCCTTCCTTAAATCTCCACTGTTTTCCCATCCACCCACATCGTTCAAGGTACTCATCAGCAAACGTCTTCCAGTTAGACCCAAATAAATTTGAGTCCAAGAATCTCCACTGCGCCCATATTTCCTGTGGGTCCTCAACATCATCGAACGGTGTTCCAGTTAGTATTAGCCTGTAGTCACTGTGTTTAATTCCACCAAGAACTTTAGACCCCTTACCATTACGAGCTTTGATTTTTTGTGATTCATCTATGCCACAGAAAGACCACTCGTTAGCCTTGATCCATTTGGCTAACTTTTGTGACTTGCTTTGTCCTCTTGGCTTGGGATTCTTCTTGGATTGTTTACGATGCCTGGGTTGTATGGACTCAAAGTTAATCAATAGTATTTTAGGGGTTTTAGCTTTCTTGTACTCTTCGAAATTAAGACAGACATTTATATCTATCTTGCCTAATACAAACCTCCAGCCATCGTGTGCTATGATTGTACCAAGAGGGGCTATGAGTAAAGCTTCGTAGTCGTCATGAATTAGATCGTCTAGAATACCGGCTGTGATCCAAGTCTTACCTACACCTTGTTCACAGAATAATGCTACAGCTAATCGAGCAAGAGAGAAATCAACGATTGGTTTTTGATATGCCCAGCGACCTAAAAACTGCATTTACCGCTTCTTCCTCTGAGGTGACAACTGTTGCAGCTCCTTTTGCATCCCTGATCTGTTGCATCTGTTCTTCTTGTAGTTCTGTGGCTGGTTTACCTTCTGGACATTTAACTTCAAGGCCGATGAATTTACCACGGACACAGCCTATCAAGTCTGGTATCCCAGCTTCTTGATATGGTCCTCCATGAACCTTGAACCAGAACGACTTTTTGAAGGTTCTCTTGAGCCGTTTTTTAATATTCAGTTGTAGTCTTGATTCTGGTTTACTTGCCATCACTATCTTCTTGTTCAATCAAATCTATCACTTGCCGTAACAATAGGATGGGTTTTCGTGCGTTATAGTAACAGTTTTGACATGGTTTAATTGATATTTGTGCTTCCGCATTAAAAGCATTGTGTGCAGCTGTTTTGGTATTGTCTCCTGTATATGCCTCTAGTGTTTCGCCACACTCAGAACAAACAAGCTTAAAAATAATCTCAGTTCTCATCACTTATTATCCTTTGTTCGGCGTCTTAAGTCATGTAAGTCTGTAAAATATTTATCTCGTTGTTTCCGCGCTTCTCTGCACTCTTGCGCTTTTAATCTATAGGCGTTCCAAAGAGAAGTAAAACTCCGGTTCAAATCCCTGAGCGCCTTGCGCCGTCGGTTGGATTTCCGTTTAATACTGTCTATATCATTCATACCTCACTCCTTTGTTAAGCGGGCGCAGGTACAGGCTTTTATCCCAGTTGCGCGTACGGGGTCACGTTCCCCGCGCCCGTCTTCTACTTAGTCGTCGTCCTCGTCTTCGATGTAGTCGCCTTCCTCCATGGCGTCAATCACCAGCGCAACCTTCTTTCTGAGGTTCTTGGCTTTCTTGAAACTAACATCGAGGTCATACTTCTTGACGACATCTCCTAGTTCTTCCTCATCCATCTCACGAATGTTATCTTCTGTGAGTTTTTCGAGCTTATCATCGTCGTCATCTTCGTCTCCATCCTTGACCTCTATGTCCTCGCCATCCTCTGACCCACCTACTGGGCTATACTCTATAACCTGAGGACGAGCTGTACCATCGTATGAACTATCCATCTCAACTGTGACAGTCATTTCAAGACCGAGGAACTCGTCGATAGCTATGTCTTCAGGCTCGTCAGGAATATCAGCTTCCAGAGCAACCAGAAGATTCTTGAGATTCCACAGAGCCTTAGGATTGAATGATGTGTTGGTCCAAATCTTGTTGCCTTTATATGGACCAGCGTTGACAGTCAGCTCCCACTTCAGGTAATCATATTCTGACTTCTCTGATTCTTTCTGCTCAACACCTGTGACTTCGACTACATAGTCTCCTTCTATAAGATTCTTCCTTGTCTCAACGTCATTCATTGCCGGCAAGTGTATAGTCTTCTTAGCTTTCTTCTTCTTGGCCAATTGGCTCACTCTCCTTTGATGATTTCAATGAGATCCTCGTACGTAGGATTCACCAAAACCGATGGTAATTTAACTTTCTTTGGTTTACGCATCTTAGTTATGTAAACCGGATTAGGACCTACGCGTAGGCAATACTGAGTTCTTTTGGTCTCCTTCCTTTTTCTACCTTTGCCAGTAACCTTTATTCTGTTACGGATAAACGTGTTGCCTATCACAGTTACCGCAGCATTTAAGGTTTTCACAACACTTGGTATTAGCCCAGGACCTACTTCAGGATCGAGCATTGACTCCTCGTCTCCTTCATCATCATTGAATACCCTGTCCTGAGCAATAAACACAACCTCCTGTGGCAAGTCACGAAAGTTTATTATAGCTTCTTTCAATTTAGAAGCTACCATTCCCCAGTCTCGCTTAGTCATTGTTCCCCACTCACCTGCACGTTTGGTATCTTTGTCCTGATCCTCCATGATCTGTTCAATAGCAAGGTGTTGAACCTGACTCATCGTGTCAATCACCACAGTCTTGTATGCTTCTGGGTTTTGTTTGAGAAACCAATAGACAGTCTCAAAATCTTCATAAGCTTTAACGTCCATAACGTCAATCTTCTTGACATCTGAGATACTATCTGTTCCTTTATCTTTAGCGTCTAACAGCAGCAAAGGCTTAGGGAATGATGCTGCAATCGTAGTCTTGCCAGTCCCACTTCTACCGTATAATACGTAGCTACGATGTTTCGACACCTCACTTACCGGCCTTACCGGTAGACTTTTTATCACTCTTTCTGCTGGGCTTTCCTCCGGACTTTCTTTTTTTCTTTTTGGCATACTCTCTCTCCTTTACAAAGTCAGAATCCCCTCCAGTAAGTTCAGTACGGCAGATGCTTTCGAAGTCACACCACCCGCAATGCTTCTCTATGGATAATTCATTTCTCTTATCACCTATTTCTAGTATCTCACGAGCAGATATCATAAAATCTTTATACAGAAATTCCACTACATCCCTGTGGAGTGGTGTATAAACCCTTTGAAAGAATCTGGGTATGTTAGCCTCCGCTCTTTCAAGCAGTATTTCAGGGATTGGTGCATCATTTGCTTTACCAAAAGCTCTGACAACAGATGGCAGAGTGTCAATATTCCTTGTACTTAATCCTCCAGCCTTTAATACCTGTGGTCTTGTAGGAGATTTAGAACGTATGTAATTCCATAGTACTCCATCCACAGGAGGCATACCTAGTATCTCCAAAGCTTTAATGTAAACTGATGTTTGTAGGTCTCTCCACCTTTGATCTTCGTCAGGGATAGCTTTACCTGTCTTATGCTCGATTAGCCATCTCAGTTTGTTCGGAGTCTTACCTATGCCATCAAGTTTCATGGTAAAAAAGATACCATCTCCAACATCTATATCTAATTCATGTTCACTTCTTTTACCATCAATCTTTACATACTTGAGCTTATCACCTTTGTAATACTTGAAGTAAGCTTTCATTATGAAACGAATGTCTTCTATGATATCCCCATACTCTTCATACTCTGCTTGAAACATCTTACCTTGTTTCTTAGCAGTCTCATCGAGTAATTCAAACGGGTCTTCTCTTTCTGCATGTGCTTCAAGCATCTCATGTACTATGCTACCAAATTTTAGTGGCCGTGACTTAACTTTCTTCTCAAGTTTTTCGTAGTACCTGTAGTGATGTGCTCGTTTACATCGTCTCCAGATCTTCACTCGACTTTGACTTACTCTGAATTTACCCATTCACTTAATTCCTTTCCAGCTCCCCATGGGCCTATTGATGCTTCTGCTACGATAGGGACTTTTAAACGGATGTCTAATTTATCTAACAGTTTTGGATGACTCATAATGTCAATCATCTCGGGAACAATCCTACGAACTTTATTATGACGAACTTCTGCTAAGACTTCATCATGATTTGTACTGACTATCCTCAAATCACTTCTGTCAAACGTGTCTTCAAATTCTAAAGCTGCCATCAGATTAAGCTCATTAGCGAATGATTGGACTGGAGAGTTAATAGCCTGAGCGAAGACATGAAACTCAGCAGTTGATAGCATTGCATCAGGCAGTCGACGTTTTCTACCACTCAATGATTTAACATAGCCAAACATTCGAGCATAGTCTTCTTGACGTTTATGCCAAGCTTTAAAAGCTGGGTATAATTCAAAGAATGCTTCTCTACTTTGCTTAGCCTGCTCCTCAGTTACCTTTACACCAAACTTATCACGAGCATAGATTATGTACTGCTTCCACCACATCTTATACAAATAACCAAAGTTAACTGACTTAGCTCTCTTACGAACTTCTTTCCATCTTTTATCTATCTCTATGGATTTAACATGACCTATCTCGAGCAGTACTTGTATAGCATCTCCATAATTTATCTTCTTGGTATTAGTGTGTTTTTCAGCTGTGAGCTTCACAAGTTCAGCCATGCCTGCACTACGAGATATCTCCCTTATTGCTGTCTTCCAATGAACATCTTCACCTTTATGAAAGGCTTCTAACATATTTTTTTCGTTAGCTAATTCAGCTGCTATTCGTAGTTCAATTTGTGACAGGTCGATTGCAACGAGCACCCATCCCCGGGGAGAAGTGATGAGTGTCCTAATCCTCGGATCCCTCGGGACCTGTTGAAGATTAGGTTTCTCGCAAGACAACCGACCTGTCACAGTACCGTGGAGTTTAAAGTTCGGGTGAAGCCTTCTGCCATCAAGGAAAGGCTTCCACCCTTCAATAAAAAAACTTAGTTGTTGGTTTGCTCCTCGAAATTTTAACAGGTCTTCTACAATTGGATGATCTAGTCTGAGAAGCACACTCTCACTTGTAGAATTTTTTCCTTTTTTAGTTTTATCAAGAGGAGTTAAACCAAATTCTTCAAAAAGAACGTATCCTAATTGTTTAGTAGATCCCCAGTTCATTTTCTTCTTAGGTTTAAAAGGATCTATCTTACGGTATACGTTTAATTTCTTCTTTGCTTTATGGATTATACGCCTTAAATATCCCTCTACGTCAGCCATCTTACTGAGGTCTATATAAACTCCTTGTTCCTCGATGTTTACAAACATTCTGGCAACAGGCATCAAGATCTCATCAAACACTTTCTTAACTTCATAGTCTTCCTTGAATTTTTTCATGAACAAGAATCTTAATTTACGAGTG